CAAGAATTAAATATCAAAAACACAAACTTAAAAATATTCTTAAAGAATTTAATCCTGAATTAACAGAGTGGCAAAACATGCAAATAAATAATTATGATAGGATCTGGGATTGTGGTAATTACGTGTTTATAAATGTATAATATAGAAGTATTTATGAACCGTATCCACCATATACATCATCACTATCTTCTTGGTCTATACTATCTACAGTATTTTCATAATCAAATATATTATCGGCAGAATCTTCATACCATTGCTTAAATTCATTCTTATCAGCTGTTCTTGGTTCTTCTTGATCAGATCCAGGTACTTGTTCGTAACTTGGATCTCTTCTTACAACATCACATTTCCAAATATATTTTCCTAATAATGGGTTCGTTCCACCATCATTTAAATCCCTATCTGATATTCGTGTTATTTCATACTCTTCTTTATTTTCAATATCACCAATATTTAAATTAGCATCTTCAAAACCTATTCTAAAGAAATCACCAACTTGAGGTGCTACATTCCAAAATGGTCCTGTATTTGCTGCTGGATATTTAAAATAAAATGCCGGACCATCAACTTCGCCAGTTAATGTTCCACTACCACTAATATCAATAGTGCCACTATATGTACCAGTTAATCTTCCTACTAGATACCTTGATCCATAATCATAATAATTAACATTTTTTATATCTGAATTAACAGCTCTTAGTTCAGGAATAATATCTTCATCTATATATCCACTCACAGAACCGCTTGGCCCAGTTATGTATGCACTAATTATCCCTGTTAAATCATCATTATAAGCTAGTCCACTTATTATACCTGTAAAATCACTTATCTCTGAATATATAGTAGTAGAAAGATTAGCAGTTGTTGTAGTACCAATCATATCCCTATATTGTTCGTAGAAATCATCCATTGTACAATAGATAGCAGCATCTCCATCTGTTTCTATGCCCATATTGTTTAATAGAAATGAATCACCTAACATTTCCATATAAACTACCATAGGAGCACTTAAGAAATATGTAGCAGTTGTATCTTCACCATACACATAATTAACATATCCAGAAGGTATATCAAAATAGCTGGAATCTTTTCTAAAATATTGAACTGAAATCCCATAGGAATGAATTATATCTCTATAGTATTCCTTTTGAATTCGTCTTTCAGATACTAGATTTTGTCGTTTTAAAAATCTTAATTCTGTAATCCCGGCCATTTTTCACCTTTATATATTTTGTATTATTTATTATATTTATGACAAATAACCTATAAATAAATAAAAGTATGGAGATAAATATGAAATTTACAGAGTTATATGAAAAAAATGTAAAAATTGAATCAGATGAAAATATTAATGAAGCCAAGGAAGAAATAGATGAATTAAAAGACCCATTTTATTCAATAAGCGATGGAATCATAGGTGTAAAAAACACTATTGCTGATGACAATCCTTATGGTAATGATAAAGCTAGTAAAGACAAAAAGCTTCAAAAATATATTTCAGATATTAGTAAAGCTTATGATGTAATGTATAAGTATTTAGATAAAAACTACATATGGGATTAGTGGTATGAAATTTACAGAGTTATATGAAAAAAATGTTGTTGGTGAAGCCAAAGAAACAGCCACATCAGAATATAAAAGACAGTCAGCAGAAGTTATAAAAAATATAAAAATAATTACTGATAGTTGGAAACAAATGAAAAAGAAGCTTGATGCACAACAAAAAGAAAATCCGGATATGTGGGAAGGCATAGGGAATGGTAGTGAACTTGGTACTATTGTTGAATTTTCAAAAGACTTTGCAGAAGTTATAAATAGGATTAAATAATATGAAATTTACAGAATTATATAAAAGTATTGTAGAAGGTGCCGATGCTGGTGCAATGGGATCAGCAGATGCTGTTGATGCTAGTGTTAATGATCCTGGTGCATCAAATTCAATATATATAGCAACCTACGGAAATAAAAAGAAAAAGTTTACATCAAAAGATGAACTTGATGATTTCTTAAAAGATAATAGTGATTGGGATGCAAAATTAACTTAATGGGTTAAGTCTTCAACCCTAACAAATGTACAACCTAATTCGTCTTCAATTGTATGTTGGCGAATTAGGTCTTTTTCTTTTTGTTTTTCGTGATACTTTTCATCAATTTCATAAACAGTATTTGTTTCTTTACAATAGCCATCTACAATATAACCACAAACCGGATATTGTCTGATAATATCTATATTTTCGTTATCTGATATTTCATTAAGTAATTGAGTTTCATTTTTACCTATATTAGGCACATGGTTACTCCCTATTATAATATCTTCTTGATTTAATAACTCAAATCTTTTTTGAAAACATTTTTGTCTTATTTTAGGGTCTTGCATAGGATATTCAACCCCATGATTTCTCATGCAAGTTTGTTTAGCTTTTTGTTTTATCTTTTCATATTGCATCGGATTTTCAACACCATATTTTTTTAAACAAGTTTTTATTTTATTTTGTTTTATAGTTTCATATTGCATCGGATTTTCAACACCATATTTTTTTAAACAAGTTTTTATTTTATTTTGTTTTATAGTTTCATATTGATTATGACTTCCAACACCATATTTTTTTAAACAAGTTTGTTTTCTTTTTTGTAAAACTTCTTTACATTTATTTGCATTATCAACTCCATATTTTTCTAAACAGGTCTCCCTCATTTTTTCTTTAAAAATATATACTTTTCCAGGATTATCAACACCATAACGTTCCAAACATGTTTGTTTTCTTTTTTCTATATTACTATATTTTTCATCCCCATAACGGCCCTTAATAGTAATTTTCTTTACCATATGAACACATTTATTAGAATTACAATTTTTTTTATATCCTTGATTAAATGATATAAATTTTACTTTATTATTACAATAACAACATTGTTGATGGTATATAATACCATTAATAATATTATACACCCTTTCCATATACTTACAATTGCACTCTAAAAAATTAGTTAAAGTTATAATTTCATTATATAATTGAGGGTGTTTGAATTTAAAATGGCGAACAATTCCTTGGTCTTGTTTACTTTCATATAAGTGTATTTTAATGGATTGTACTAGATCTGGTGGATAAGATTTATGGGGTTTCATTTTTGATTTTCCTTATAAATAATGTATATTATATAAATATATTAAATTAAAGGGTATGAGATAAGATGATTTTCCCTTATCGAGCAATTAAAGAACCACAATTCTTTAATTCACCCTTTATATTATTTATAAAAATTATAGGAGATTAATGATGACTACAAAGTTTAACAGTCTTTGGGATGAACTTATAAGCCCATTAAAAGAAGTTGATGAAGAAGTTGATTATGAAAATGAATTAGCTAGTGCTCTATATATTGATGATGATGGAAATGAATTTTCTATAGACCAATTAAATGTAGATGATGATGAAGAAGAAGAAGATGAAGAAACAATATCTGAAGCTTTAAAAAAAGTTAAAGTAGTGCGTGGTGGTAAACGTATGAAAAAATTTAAAACTAATAAACCTGGATTTAAGGTCCAGATGAAAGATGGAAGAGCAAAAGAAGTAAAGATGTCATCTAAAGAGAAAATGACAAGGAAAAAAGCTGCAAAAAAAGCTGCTCGAAAAGGTAAGGGAAAACGTAAACAAGCCGTTAAAAAGCGTGCGAAGAGTATTAAGAAAAGAATTAAATAAGGGAATAAAATAATGAAATTTACAGAATTATATGAAAAAAGCAATCTAATTAATGAGAAAAAAAATAAACTAGTTTTTAGTGATAATATTAAAGATTTTATTAAACAATTTAAATTGATAACCAAAGACTTAAGTGTTGACGAAATTGCAAAACTAGTTTATACCCTTAGTGAGGATCAATATGATATTGGATATAGTGATGGCACCGAACAAGGTGAGTTCGACGCAGATAACTAGTTAAATAAAGGAATAAATATGAAAAAATTTTCTGATTTATATGAAAATGTCATTAATGAAGGTTCGGGTATTGTTAGAGAAGTAGAAACAGTACTAGGTGCGTTAAATTATGATCTACAATTCGTTGGAGTATGTAAAGGTGTTCCACTATTAGCAGCTATCGAATTTGATAATGCTGGTGGCGTTTATATTATCGATGGTAATGTCACTTTGAAATCAATACAAAAATTGTATAAAAAACATGGTGTTAAATCATTCAAGGAATTAGAGGAAAGTGATATTGAGCTGAATAATGATGAATTAATAGCAACCCTTATTGAAAACCCTTCTATTGGGTATGTTGATATGCCATAATGCATCATAAAATAACTATGAAAAGGACAGTTTAAAATGAAATTTACTGAATTATATGAAAATGTATGTGAAGGGCTGCGAGGAGACAAAGAATATATTAAGCTTGAAAGAGAATTAAATTTGGCATTTACTGCTACAGAAATAATTAAAGATCTTCCAGGAGTGTTAGAACTAGAACCTAAAGGGAATGTGCCGTCCGGAGATAGTGATACTAAATGGAGCGCATATTGGCTTCCTATAATCTCACATCACATGATAAAAAATAAATTAACTATTAAAGATGTTAAAAAACTATTATAAAATATCAGAACTAAAATATTAAAGATATAAATAAAATAAAGGGTATTAATTATGAAATTTACTGAATTATATGAAAGTATTATAAAAGAAGAAGACGAAGATAAAAAAGCTAAGATGGCTGTTGACGCTGAAGACGCTGAAGATGAAGAAGAAGAAAAGGGCAAAAAAGACAAAGACAAAGACAAAGACAAAGACAAAGACGAAGATAACGATGAAGAAGATGATAAATAAGTAAAATATTCACATCCTAAAATAATTATATTAAGAGTAGATTAACTATCTACTCTTTTTTATTTTATACAGGGGTTACAGTTTAAATCCTTCATAAGTATGCGTATAATAATATATGAAAAGACATACAGACCTATTAAATAGCCGATTGAAAGAAATTAATGATGAATTAGTTCAAGATCTTAAATTGAACGAAATGAACATCAAAGAAAAATCTCTTGCCTGTCCTGCTCTTAAAGCAAAATGGCTACAAATTTATTTTGAAGAGCAACGTTACTTAAATAAGATAACGGATGTGAAATCTAAACTTACAAAACAATATGTAGGTAAATTTGGCCAACCAGGAAAACCAAAATATATCACTGAACAAGAAGCTGAGGCTACAAGTGATATTGAAGGAATAACTAAATGCATTAATAATCAAAAAGATGTTGTAAGATATCTAGATGGTATTATAGATATTATGAAATCCTTTGGATGGGACTTGAAGAATGCTACAGATTTAATAAAGTTAGAGTGCTCCTAAGATTTTCCCAAACACGCATATTTCATTTTAAGTAACCTAAATTATAATGTATATTAATGTGGTAACATTTTTATTTATTTATACAATGGGGAAACAACAATGAAAAATTTCGACATATTATTATTTTTAACCGATCTCTACAATGAACCACATAGATATTACCATAATTGGGGTCATATTGCAAGGATGTTTGAAATTGCAAAACAGGATAATATATCATTAAACGAAAATCAAACATATGCAATATTATTTCATGACGCTATATATGATATCTATCATAACGATATTCCGAATAAAATGGAATCTAATGAATTAAAAAGTGGCAATTTTGCATATAATTATCTAAAAGATATAAAAAATCTAGACATTGCAGTAGCTGTAAGAGATATTATTCTCAGCACTCAATACCATTTACCGCTATGTAATGATGCTGAAGTTGTAATTGATTTAGATTTGTGGGATTTGTCTACAGACAAATGTGAAGAAAATGCACAACTAATACATCTTGAAAATGAATCTTCATTTTCAAACATTTTGGAATATAACAGAAAAAGAGCTGAATGGATAACATTAATGCTAAAAAGAAAAAGTATTTATGTTTCAGAATATGCTACAAAAGAAATGGAAGAAAATGCTCGTGATAATTTAACAGCTGAAATAGAGGATCTTTTTGGTATAATATGATAAACACAATCAATTTTACATATATGCGCGGAAGAGCTCAAATGAGTTGTAATGACATTGAATTATTTGACCAACTTAGAGATGAAAATACAGAACCAAATAAAGCTTCTAAATATTCACCATATGCTCCTGCTACTATATGTCCTATAACTGCATTAGGGAGTTTTCTACCTGGATTAACAAAGGAATTTGCAGAAAAATTAAAAATACTAGATCCAGATGTTGAATTATCCATTAATAAAGAGTTATTTAAAATTGCACAACCAATTTCATATACTGGTGATCCAATTAAACCTAGTAATGCAGAGTTTGTATATAGGGATTATCAAATGGAAAGCATTAAGGCTGCACTATTAAATGGGAGGGGTATTATATTACAGCCTACAGGTAGTGGTAAAGGTTTAATCATATTTGGAATTGCATCTACATTAATAAAAAAATTAAAAATAAGAAATATATTAGTTCTTGTTCCAAATATCCAATTAGTTAAACAACTTCAAAAAGATTTTATTGAATATGGTACTGATATAAATGTGCTAGCATTTAGTAGTTTTTCACCTAAGTTAAAGTTAAAAGATAATAATATAATAGTAGCTAATCGACAATGGTTGGAAAGACATAAAGAAGATCTTCCACATATTGATGCACTATTAATAGATGAATGCATTAAAAAAGGACAACATGTCACAACTAAAAATGGTATGGTACCTATTGAAAATATTAAGATAGGGGATATGGTATTATCGTTTAATACATCTTTAAATAAACCGGAATATAAACCGGTTATAGAATTATATGAAAATAATTCATCATACAATGAAAATGATCATTTTATAAAAATAACTTTAGAAAATAACCAATCAATTGAAGTGACCCCTAACCATAAAATATACACATCAAACAGAGGCTATGTCAGGGCTGATAAATTGCAGTTAGAAGATGATATTATGTTTTTTGAATGAATGAACCTATATCTATAAATAAAATAAAGGTTCAATATGAAAATACCAAGACAAAAAATTTATAAAAAATGTAAACTATGCGGGTCTATTGAAAGATATTTAGGAGGGCATATAAAAAATACCCATAAAGATATAACAGGTCAGGAATATTATGACAAGTTTTTAAGAATGCATGCTCAAGAAGGACAGTGTCTATATTGTTTGAAAAAGACAAAATTTCTTTCAGTTCATGCCGGATATAGATTATATTGTTCTTGTTCATGTAGGGCTACAAAATGTTTAACCGGTAAAACATATTCTCATGAAAGAAATAAAAAGTTATCTATAGGATTAAAGAAATATGGTAAGACAAAAAAAGGTCAGGAGTTTTATCAAAAATTATCTAGAGAACGTATGGGGAAGGGAAACCCATCATATGGTGTAACCCCATCACCCGAACAACGGGAAAAACAGTCTTTAAAAATGAAACAATTAATTAAAGAAGGTAAATTTACACCTTGTATTACTAATAGTTGGGCTAATAGTAAATGCAGAATAAAAATTGATGGGAATGACAGCTTTTTTAGAAGTACATGGGAAGCAGCATTTCAGATATTAAATCCGGGGTGCTTATATGAAAATTTAAGAATACCATATATATCACCAGATGATAATAAAGAACATATATATATTGTTGATTTTATAGATAAAATAAATAATATTGTTTATGAAATAAAACCAGAATCAGAATTACAAGATAAAATAGTTATTGCAAAAGAATCATCTCTTAAAAAATGGTGCCATAATAATAATTATGAATATAAATTAATTACTGATAAATGGTTTTTTAAAAATGCTGATAAAATTAATTATATTATATATGACCAAAAAATTTATAAAGGGATGAAACAGTTTTTAAATGAAAATTAAATCTATAGAAAAATCACATAGAGACCCCAAAGAAAACGTATATAATTTACATGTAAAAGATAATCATAATTACTATGTAGAAAATGTCTTGGTTAGTAATTGCCATGTTTCAAAAAAAAATAATTTAATATCAAAATATATTAATAGACTTAGTACAAATATACGCATGGGGTTTACTGGTACTTTACCGGATGATATAGAAGATGAGTGGCATGTAAAAGGGATTATCGGACCTGTTTTAGTATCGGAAGAAGTATATACTCTTCAGGATAAAGGTTATCTTGCTAATATTAATATACATCCAATTAAAATATCACACACATATAAACCAAAATTTAAGTATGAGACATTTGAAGATTATAAAATGGCATTTCATACTGAATGGCATCATATAGAAGAAACTATAGATAGCAATAAGACAATTGTAACCATAGCTAAACAACTTAAAAACAACACTTTAATACTATTTGACCACATTAAACATGGTGAAATGTTGTTTAACCTCCTTGATCACAAGCATAAGTACTTTATTGACGGTAGTGTTGACCTAGACATAAGAGAAGATATAAGACAAGAGATGGAAGATAATAATAACATAATTACAATAGCGAACACCGCCTGTTTTGGAACAGGAATTAACATAAAAGCTATAAACAATATTATGTTAACAATGCATGGAAAGGGAGCAACCAAAATTATCCAATCGATCGGTCGTGGACTTAGATTAATGGAAGGTAAACAAAGCGTTAATCTAATAGATATATTTCATAACTTTAAGTATAGTGAAAAACACTTCTTGCACAGGAAAAAACTATACATGAAGTATTATAATATCGATATTAAATCTGTAAATGAAATATCTATTTAATCTGTTTCTTCAGTGAATGTTTTTGGTTTTTTTACATGTTTTTGAATAAATTCAACAACATCTGATTTATGTCTTTTTTCACCAATACCTACAAAGTCATTTTTAATATCACCAATGACTCTTTTAATATCATTTTTAAAAGATATATTTGATAGTGGGCCACTTATTTCTGTAACACCAGTTAATTTATCTCCTGATACCTTAGTTATAACCATCCACTCATCATAATTAGCTTCAGTGCTCAGTTTAACTATTAGTCCTTCATATGGTGTAGTCGGTAGAGTCACCGCTCCATACTTTTCATTCAATTGTTCGTATACATCATCAAATTTCATTTGTATTCCCTTTATTTAATATGTTGTTTAATTGTAGATTTAATTGCTGCGTGTATATTACTTATTAGTGCATCATAAAAATCCATATATCTTTGTTATTTTACGTAATTCGCCCCAGTCATATTTTTCTTTTGAAAATACTGCGGCAGCTTCATTTATAATATTTTCATATTGTTCGCTAAATTTCATTTTTATATTCCTTTAAATATTTATAAATCTATGTTTAATATATTTATAAAAAACAGTAAAAGCGTGGCTCGAAAAGTTATATTTAATAAAAGAATTTAATAAAGAAATTATTAATTTTTGTAATGACAGATTAGCAAAAGGAGTATAAATTACATTTAATTTATTTCAAATGCAATTGCCCTTGTTTAGGTATTGGCAGAAGGAACTTTACCTACTATATATTGAAAAATATATCATAAGTAAAGATTTAGGAATAAAATATTTCTACTTTCCAACGTTATAATTATGTGATCTCCAACCCGGCTTCGAACCAGATTTGCCCGGAGAATGAATATAATAAATTATACTCCCAATATTACAACGAATAACACCTGCTTGCTAAAATAAATACTTTGTTTGGGCAAAAACGATTCTTGTTTAGTGTAGTGTGCTTTCAAGATCCAGATTCTACTCTGCTATAATATTAGTTCTTAACCAAAGAACGGACCACAGTCGGCCGATAAGTCCATTATATTACAGTTTTGACACTTTCGCATCACCAACGGTCGCAAGCTGATTATCTACATTATATAGGTCAGAGTTATCTTGCTATTGCTTAAAGTATTAAAGCAAACAAATTATAGTTGTTTGGTTTCACTGATGTTCTATTTTTTCTAGTAGTTCTATTTTTTCTAGTAGTTCTATTTTTTCTAGTAGTTCTATTTTTTCTTGTAGTTCTATTTTTTTTTGTGGTTTATTTAGCGGTCTATTTTTTCTATTTTTTCTTATTTTTTCTATTGGTCTAATTTTATTTATATTATTTTACTACCTTTAAAACGATTTTTTAAATTTAATCAACAACTTTTTTTATTTTATAAATAATTCTAGACTAGTATATTCGCGAGGTACATGGCACTTCGTGCTATAAATATATTAAATGAAAATTATATTTAGTAAAAGGAGATATAAATATGGCAATTCAAAGAACTATACAACATCCTGGAGTTGAAATTAGAGAAATTGACAAAAGTCAATTCGCTCCAGCGATTGTAGGTACATACTGTGTTGTAGCCGGTTTTGCGGACAAGGGTGAAGAAACTCAACCTTTCGTAGTTACCAGCATGAGTGAGTTTGAAACATTGTATGGAACACCTACCAACGAAGCAGAAAAATATTTTTATTATGCTTCGAAAGAAGTTATACGTAATGGTGGTACATTAATTACTGCTAAAATGCCTTACAATAATATTATTTCAAATAACTACAAAGCTGTTGGAATAACAATTGATAGTGGCTCAACGGCAACTTCAGCATCTACAGATTCGTTTGTACAAGATGCTTCTGGCTTCTATACAGACTTCTCTGCAGTAACAGCAACTAATGCAACAAACATTCCTACATCTGCTTATGATATTATTGAAGCTGGTGGTAGTTTTGCAAAAGCATTTGCAGACCCGAATACACTTTCGGATGAGGATTTCATTATTGTAAATGAAAATAAAGCAAGAATTACAGGTCAAAATGTTAACGAAGGTATTTTCGTTGCAATAGTAGATCCATTTGATGCATTAAACGTTCAAAGAATGTTACCTAGTGCAACTGATGACGATGCACAAGATGTTATTCTTGGTATTACTAATGGTACTACTACATGGAACGCTGGAACATCATTTTCTAATGCTTTAACAGCTGACTTCAGAAAATATTCTAGAAGTGAAGATGTGATGAAACAATTCCCAACAATAGAATTTACTGATAATGGTAATGATATTGATAAGACTTATAGTCAGTACTTAGGAATTGTAGTATGTCGTACTATATCTGATCCTCAAAATGAAGGTAAGATGGATGTTGGTATATTAGAAGCCTTCGTTGGTTCTATATATAATACCGATCGCAATCCTGCAACTGGCCAAAGTGTTTACTTAGGTGATCTTATTAATGCGGGTTCAGATTATATCAAATGGTATAAAAATGAAAATGCAACCCTACCTGCAACAAGTACTGATTCATCATTACAAATTGCTAGTAGAGTTTATCCATTAATTGGTTTTACAGATGCCGAATCCCTAAAAATTATTCAGGGACAAACATTAGTAAATGAATTACGTAAATCCTATGAAAAATTATCTAATATAGATGAAATTCAAGTTGATGTAGTTATCGATGCTGGACTTTCTACTATAGCTCAATTTACTGATGATACCGCCGCCGGTACATTATACACACCTGAAACTGATGTTGATGCTGATGATGCACAAAAGATTTCGAAATCTACTCAAGTAGCATATTGGAGAGCAATTTGTGATGAAATGATTAGTTTCTGTAGGGACGTAAGAAAAGATTGCATGGCAATTCTCGATGTTCCTAGACAATTAGTTATTCGTGGTGATCAAAAATGGATTAGAAAAACAGATCCTTCTAAGACATTTAGTAATACAATTAACTTATCCTTACGTTACTGTACAGGTTTTAATAGTAGTTATGCTGCTATATATAGTAACTGGTTACGAGGAGTTGATGGTATATCTGGTAAGAATTTCTGGATGCCTCAATCAGTTAAAATGGGTGGTATCTATTGTCACAATGATAGAGTGGCTAGTATATGGGATGCCCCAGCAGGATTAAATAGAGGTATTATTAATGGTGTTAATGATATGTCCTTCGATCCAAATGGTAAAGCAATGGATCAATTATATATTAAATCTTTCAATTACGCTAAATTCTATCCATTAGATGGGTATATTGCTGAGGGTCAAAAGACTACTCAAGTTAAACCAAGCGCATTTGATAGAGTTAATGTAAGAAGACTTTTCTTAAGATTAGAAAGATTAACTTATCAAGTATCTCGTTATTTTGTATACGAACCTAATAATTTATTTACCAGAAGAAGATTAGTAGATGTGTTGGACCCAATTTTCCAACGTATTCTTAATCAAGGTGGAATGTATGATTATAGGATCGTATGTGATGAAACAAATAATACAGCAGAAGTAATTGATCATAATGAACTAAAAGTTGCTATACTGGTTAAGCCAGTAAGAACAGCAGAGTTTATATTGGTAGATTTCGTTGCTACTAGAACCGATGCAAACTTCGATGAAATACTTGAAGAGATAACATAAGTTAATAAGTAAGTTAATAAAAATTAAATATAAAGAGAGGATTTTATATCCTCTCTTTTTTTATGCCTTAATAAACACATAATTACCACAGTCCCAAATTCGATCAAAACCATTTAATTGCATGTTTTGGCACTCTGTTAATTCAGGATCAAATTCTTTTAAAAGAGATTTTAATTTATGCTTCTGGTATTTAATTCTTGATTCACGATAAAGATAACCGGTTTTAAAATACCAATAGTTTGCTGGTGATATATGACTTAGTTTAAATCCTAATTGTTTGTATAAATTACCCTGAGACCACCTTTTATCTGCATAACTAACAATAGAGATTGGGTTATAATTTCTTTCAAAATGTTTAAGTAATTTTCCTGCAATGCCCGTAACAACAAAATTACTCAATGTGCAAAATCTCATTAATTCATAACCTTCTTTTTTATCAAATCTTCTTTTACCAAAGGTCATTACAGCTACTAACCTGTCTTTTTAGAAAGCTCCTAGTTTAACTGAACTTTTATCTTCACCCTGAATATGATACTTATTGAGGAATTTATTTTTTAATTTACTATCAATTTCCTT